GGCTCAAATAGAGCAGGGCAGGCAGGGAAAACTTGCTGCCCCGAAAAAGTCAGAGGAAGAAGAATAAAAAGCTTGCAAAATCTAAAATAAAGTGGATTTAGGTTGTTATGGATAAAGGTCATCCTGTTGATATTGTAACCGGTAGGCCCTTGGACCAGAAGGCAGAGGACAGGACGGTTGCGGACCTTACAAAAAAGGCCCAATACGCAGGAATCGCGGAAACTGCTGCTGGAATGATGTTGACCGCAGAAGTCGAGTCTTTACTGTTGAAGCGGATCAACGCACTTGTAGCACAGGATCCCGAGGCAAAAGCCTTTCTGACTGTCTTGGTTCAACTGTCCTATCGGGAAGATATCGGCAAGAGGGCTGTTGAAGCGTTGACGAAGCGATTAAATCTAAAGAAATAGGGGGTATTTATGGGTTCTCAGGAGCAGCTCGAAAGTCTGGATCAGGTTTTGAACTCCGACATCGAGGACAGAAAGAAGGAACTTGCCGCTTCTTTTGAGGATGAGGAAGCGATAAAGAACCTTCCCGCACAGGAGTCGACCAAGGAAACAGACACAAAGGTAGCCAAAGAGACGCCAGCCAAGACCACGGAGCCAGAAAAACCCGCAGCCGAAGAACCGGCCAAGGTCCTCCCAGATGGCAAAACGGATCCACAGTATGCCGGACTTCAAAGAACGATCTCAAAGAAAGACCAAGAAATTGCCGAGCTGAAATCGAAGCTCACGGAAAGAGAGCAGGGGGAACAGCGCGCGGCAAAGTTCAAAGAGGTAGAGGGTCAATATCACCAGATGTTGACTCAACGGACTTTGAAGACGTTGAAGGACCTGGAGACTATCAGCGAAGACGACCCAAAGTACGATGAAAAGGTCGCACTCGCCAGGGCGAGAGAGCTTGCCGATATTCGAAAGTGGGAGCGGGAGCATCCGGAGGTTCTTGGTACTGTTGAGAAACCGCCAGCAAAGCTTGAGCCATCTCAGGATGGAGCCAAGACAGAACCCAACGCAGAACTAAAATCGGAACCTGTTAACGAGAAAGAAAAATCCGAACTGGTTGCGTTCTGCGAGTCATCGCTGAAAACTGCTGGCCTTGACCCAGACGATCCTGTGTTTGGATTCTATGCGGGCCGCGCCCCCGTAAAAGACGAAAGCGGCCAGGAGCTGGATTTCGAGCGACAGGTTGAATGGGCTCTTGGAAAAACTAAGGACCACTATGCTTCCGTGAAAACGAAATTTTCTGTTGAGGCAGGCGTCAAACGGCAAACGACAAACTTACCAATCGGCCGAGGGACCGTAACTGGCACGGCCCTAAAGGCCCAAGATGATTTCAGGCCGGTGACAATTGATGATGCCTTGCAGGAGATTAGGCGGGAGCGAACCTTGTAAGGAGGGAACAGAATTATGGGCGCTACCTTTACCTGGACTTATGACGCCACAAGCGGCGTTTACAAAAACCACCAGCTGTCAGGACAGCTTTTGAAGGTGGCAGCACGAGAATGGAAGTTCGTGCAGTTCACCGAGAAAGAAAAGTCCTTCGGCGCACACAAGGGCGAAAGCATTACCCTTGTGTATTACAAACCTCTTACCGATCCCACGACTGCCCAGCTCACAGAAGACATCAGGATCCCCATTGATCAGCTCACGATGGCGAAGCAGACCATCACGATCCGAGAATGGGGGCGTGGCGTTGAATTCACTTCCCTGGCCGAAGACCTCTCCGTTTTCTCTCCGAGAGAGGGCGCCCAGAAAGCCCTGGTCGACCAGATGAAGCAGGCCATGGATGTCGCTGCTGCGGATCAGTTCACGGGGACCGATGCGAAAGTCTGCTTTATCCCGACCTCACTCACAGGCGGGACCTGGGACACGGATGGCACTCCCTCAACTACAGCCACCGTGAACATCACGAAAAACCACATCAGCACGATCAGGGACTACATGGCCAAGGATCTCCATGCTCCGTTTTACTCCGGAGACACCTGGGTTGGCCTCCTGAGCACCAAAGCCCTTCGCGGCTTGAAGGACGACAAGGTGCTTGAGTCCTGGAATATGTATCTCCAGAAGGGAGACTTCCTCTATCGCGGGGAGGTGGGAATGGTCGAGAACGTCAGGTTCGTGGAAGTCACGAATGACGCGGCCCTGTCCAACTCCGTTGGAGCAGGCTCCGTTCTTGGCGAGGGGGTGATCTTTGGCGAGGACGCGGTGGCCAGGATCGAAGTCGAGTTCCCTCACCTTCGGGCTGATATGAACTACCAGGGGGATTTTGGACGGCGCAAGGCAGTCGCCTGGTATGGCACGGTGGCTTTCGGGGTCAAGTTCCCGACTGCGACCGATCGGGAAGCAAGGATCGTGAAGATCGTTTCCGCTTAATTAAGCCGTAAGCGGTCTATCTCTTTTGAAGGAGGAAGTGGGCCATGATTAGACACGCAGAACCTATCCCGCTTCAGTTCGTGAACTACACGACTGGAGCAACCACCGTCAATGGCAGCATCAATCTCGCTATGCATGCCACGGGTGATCTGGGGGTTTTTGTCGCTCCGTTCAAAATGGAGATCCAGGAAGCCGGTGCGGTAGTGAAAGTCGGCTTTGTCGGGTCATCCATTTCGAGCGCAAAGCTCAAAATGGACAAGAGGGTGAACTGCGGCTCTGATACGAACCGCGGTGACGGCGATATTGCCGAACTCAACTTTGGAGTCACAGGCGCGTCCGCGCAGGGCGCGTGTGTGTACGATCTCGCTGGTCAGGGCGTCATGGTTGAGCCAGGCCAGGAGGTCGTTGTCGAAAACATGTATAACGGAGCCAACATCTCCGCTGGCGGGGTCTGGCCCTATCTCATCGTGAAACACATGCCAGAGGTGCGGACGAATCTCACCAGGATGAAGGAAACATCCTAGCTAGGTCAGCATTCATTCTTTGAAAGGAGCGAACCATGCCTGATTTAACTGCAAGTGATGTCACAATTGCTTTGAGCTTGCGAAACATCGAGGATCGCCCGGGAATGCTGAGAAGGGTTTTTCCAAACCTTACCTTTGGGAATGGAGCTTTGACCTATCCCGCAGGAGGCATTCCACTCCCAGCGAAGGAGCAGTTTGGGTTTAGAAAGGCGCTCGTTCACGCCACGATCCAGGGACCGGTGAACGCCTATGTTTACAAGTATGACCTGACGAATCACAAATTGCTCATTTACCAGGGTGGATCACCGACCAACCCGCCGACCCAAACCGCGCTTGCCGAGGTTACAGGGGTGGCGATTGCGAGTGTGACCCTTCGCATGGAGTTCGTAGGGGAGTAACGGGTATCAGATGAACCATGGGAGGGGAGGAATCCCCTCCCAAATAGGAGGCTTTATGCAAACCCTGTTCATACAGGAAAAGCGCGGTCTTGACGCAAGTGGGAAGCAGATCAAGGCAGAAAGGGCGGTCCAGATCATCAGATCCTGGAGCGACTCCTCAGGAAAATCTCTCTACCTTCATGCCAGCGGAATATACGGCTACAAGGATGGCGCGCCGGCAAAGGACGCCAGCGAGTTTGACCTGATCGGGAATAAGCTCCAGCGTCAGGCAGCAGAAGCGTGGTGGCAGAGAAAGGGCAAAAAACTCTCGGAGGAGTATTACGGAAAAAAGGAAGAATCCGAGCGCAAGGCCCTGCTCGAAAGCACACCGGACTTCGCGTCTGTCGGTCTCAACATTCTGGATCAAGCCCTCTACGCAAGGCGACCTGCCGCGAAAAGACAGAACGCTCTGTTTACAGAGGGAATGCATTGGTGGGAGTTCGGGTTCAAAGACAGACCCCCGTGGTGGGGATACCTTGTGAAAGCCGAAGACGCCAGCTGGTACTACAAAATCACCAACCCTGACACGGTTGGTTTGAAACCGGAAACCGCAGGCGGCGAAGACCATCTGGATTCCTAGACCGCCTTGCGAAGGGGCGGTTCATGTCAGGTCCTATTTCAGACACACCGGTACACGTTTGCCGTGTCCCTGGCTGTAGAACTATCTGGGTAGCCGATCCGAACATTTGGGAGGATATTGCGAGGTGTCCTAAGTGCGGATCGGATAGCTATGATATTAAGGAGCCAGAGGGCGAAGGTGGAGCCGGTCTTATCTCTCTGGATCTGGGAGTCACCCCTCCAGTTATTCCACCTACTATCCCTTATGCGACCATCGTGCAAACAGTCCCGCTAGACATTTCTCATGAGGTCCTGAGTGGAACTGTAACGACTGTAAGCGTTCTAGGCTTTTGGGATGAATATTTTTCAGATTGTCCGGTGGTGTGATGGCTGAGCGAGTAAACAAAAACAAGTTCATCGAAGACGGATCCTATGACTGCGACTCTGGCGCTGGACTGCGCGCGGCCGTGGACAACCCAGAGAAATGTTTTCACAGATGCCCACTTGATGGACAATTTGAAATTCAATTCGAAGTGGATTACGACACCTCTCTAACTGAGGAGCTGTTTTGGCATTTGTGCAAGGCGTCGAGTTTCGCGGCAATCAAGACGGGGTCCCATTCCTATACGCCCTTCGAGTATCAGACGATTACTGTAGCCGACCATATTTACGGTTATATCGCGACTCCTAGTGGCGAACACGTGAATGCCATTAACGAAGGGCTCGATAACTATGACGACACCGACCATATTTACGGCAACGGGCTAGTAATCTATCGGCTTGGTGACGTTTCGGATTGGGGAGACAGCACCATCCAGATGCGGGGCAAGCATAGAGTCAAGCCAGAAGAATACAGCTCATCGTGGGCCGTCTCCATTCGCAAGGACTGGATTAGTTTCCCTGGTTACGAAGGGACAGAGATTTTTAATGAGCAAGGTATACAGTGGGAAATCGCAGCTTTTGAGACATTCATTACGCCCTGGAGCGACGACATTGTGTTGACCGAGTCGCAACTGGACAATCTCGTCCTCTATTTTTTTCGAAACAATTTAGGTTGGGTAAGCGTTTTTGACCTTGAACTCAGGAAAGCCGCATCATCGTCCCACAGATTAGCCGGTTTTGGCTATTCGTATGAAGGGGTTGTGGACAAATACCCATTCTCATGGAAGATCACCAGGAACGCCTCTAACTTGATCCAATGCTACTACAAAGAGAGCGGCGCTGGCAGCTGGACGCTTTGCCCCCAATCGCTCACGGATGCAGACGTTCTATGCCTTGCATTTGAACCCAAAAACCAGACA